CTTCCAAATTGCAGTTGAACCATCATAAGTGCCAACGCAAACATAAATATAATTAGTATCCCATGTAATCATCCCAGCCACATTACCAGCCACACCTACATTAGACGCTGGCACAGTTTGTTGTGTGGCAACTTGTTTAAACGAGCCTCCAGAAGAAACCACAACATATTTTTTTGTTCTATCCCATAAAATTGCACCATCTTCAGCCGCTGAAGCATATTGATCTTTTGCATCTAACTGATTTAATGCTTTAGATAAATACCTTCGGATACTTTCAGCCCATCCTTGGATGTCTGTAGTGTATGGAGGGACAATTCTCACCTACGCCCACCAGCTTTTGCTTCAAGTCTCATTATGCCGACACGCCAATCATCACTGGCGTTACCTTCAACTCGCATCCTTACTTGTCTGCCATTAAATCTCACTGACGTTGGGTTTGCTGTAGAAAATGGGCCATATTCTGTTTCTGTTCCATTTGGATAATTTCTTGTTTTAAATTTAAGGTTTACATCACCTTGCGTTTTTTCATCTGGAATTACTTCTGTGACATTCATAATATTGTCACCTGCACCAAGCGCAATTGGGCCACTTTCTGCAAAAGGACTTGTTCCGCTGTAACTATACCCGACTTCGTGTTCGTACAAAACTCCACTATCATCAATCCATAGCGGATTTTTAAATATTCCGCGATCTACGCCAGAAGTTCTATCAAGTGATCCTGTTGCCCAAATATTATCTCCATAGTCGTAAACTACATAGCGATCACATTCAGTTGCACCACTACTAGGATAAAACCACCAGATCTCATTCCACTCAGAATTTACAATAGCATGAATTTTTGATTGTTGATCTCTGTTAATATCTGAAAATACATAATCCCCAACTTCACAAGAAATCTGACGAACAGCGCCACCTGTATACTGAAAGAAATTTCTCAACCCCATCCAAATAACACCAGCGTCAATACTTGCTGCTGCTTTTGCACCTATCACACCGCATGATGTTCCTACACGTTCAAAGCCATATACAAAGGGTGGGCCTGAGTACGATGCCGTATGAGCATCTTGGTCTGTTAATATTAATGCTTGGCCTCTTGTCCTTAGACCTGCAAGAATAGTTCCGTTAGTTTGTAGTTGTATATCTCCAGCTTGGTTTGTAGCGGCTGCTGCCCAAGTAGTATTATCCTCTTGATCGCTCCACGCAATTTTTCTTGGGTCACCACCAGCGCCAAAAGCAAAAACAAAACGCTCTTCTGTTACCATCATACCAGTATTGTTGGTTGGTGCATTTGTTACAGCAGCAGCATCATTTGATGTATTAAGTTGCCACTCTAAAATTCTGCCATCATCTGAAGATGTTGCAAGTAAATATTCACCCCAAGGCTCTAAACTCCATGTTGTGGCTCTTAAAACATTACCAGTATCTTGTCGCTCTACGCCATACAAATAATCTCCATATGGGCCTGATCCATAACCAGTAAAAGAAGTTGCATCTACTCTTCCAGCAACTAAATCTGAGGGCGAAATATCCGTTAATGCGTTAACACTACTTAAAAAATAGAGTTTATTAAAAGTTCCAAGTGCAGTGCGTCTAACTCCACTGTTATCTTCCCATGATAACATGCCTCTAGCAGTGCCACTTATATTAACAGTTCCTCGTTGCCTCCACCCACCAATTGGACGCAAAGCATTATCATGCCAACGAACAAGGTTAGCATCACGCCATCTGTTCATAGATTGGTATTCTGTTCCATTACGGTATTGACCATTAGGTATGTTTAAAGCAATTAATGCCATTATAATTGTCCTACTCTGTCGGCTGGAAAAAGCCTTTTATCACCGCCTGGATAGATAATCCTTACCGCACCATCATCTCCGCCAGCACGATCAGTTCCACCTGACGTTCCTCCGCCGCCTCCGCCGCCTCCAACGCTGCCTGGGTTTGATCCTGACGATGGGTCTGTTCCACCTGATCCACTAGCGCCTACTCCATTATTTGAAGATATACCGCTTGTTCCCTCTCCATAAATACCTACTCCGCCGCCACCCCAAATACTTGATCCAGTACCGCCAGCACCTCCACCTCCAGAGCCATTTGAAGCCGATGATCCGTTTGACGAGCCATTGCCGCCATTCCCAGAGTATCCAGCGGCACCACCGCCGCCTCCGCCCCAAGTACTTCCACCACTTCCACCATTTCCGCCATTTCCGCCACCATCAGCGTGATAAGGTGCGCTATTAGAGCCACCAGAGCCTCCGCTTCCACCAGCTTCTACAGAGCCTCCAGCCGTACCACCATCTGCTTGTAAAATTTTTGTGCCACCATCTTGTATATAACTTGCACCACCATCTGATCCAGTGCTGTTTGTGCCAGAGCCTCCAGCGCCGCCATTACCAACAACTACAGTAAGGGTTTGTGAAGGCGTTACAGCATAGTTATTTCTATAACTTAAACCTCCGCCGCCTCCAGCGCCTCCGCCAGTTGTATTTAAATCACCGTTATTTCCGCCAGCGCCAGCGCCAATACAAAGTAAAGATACTGAAGAAACACCAGCAGGTACAGTAAATGTATAAGTTCCGTCTGAAGTATATGCTTGCTCACCAACTGGTGTAAAAGTTCCACCAGCAGCAAGAATTTTAGCCATACTCATGACATATTATCTCCAGTTTGAAAGCCATACCAGTTTGTCCCACCATCAAATGTAATAAATGTAAATATATCTGTTTGGGTATTTGCGGTTGCAGTAGGAGTTAGGCCACCACTCCAATTTACACTGCTAGGCCACGTTTGCGTGTGTGTACCACCACCAGTTACTTTTAGAACAAAACCGTATCCGTCATTGGTAGTTAAATTTACGCCGCTATAGTCAAAGGTAAACGTAGTATTTCCACTTGTTGTAAGTGTAAACATATTACCCTCATCGCAATCCACCGTTACGCTTGTTCCTGTTAAAGCTACAACAGTATCAATATAACAAGTTGCTTGAACTTCTTCAGTAAGTTTAACATTTCCGTTTGCATCGGCTGTAACAGACTTAGAAGCCTCTGAAGTTCCATTTGTTGTTACATTTATTAAAGCTGAATGATCTTTCAATATTGTAAAATCAGCTTGAACAGCACCATTTAAAAGTGTGTCAACTGTATCCCAATTTGTGTTTAAATAACCACCCCAAGCATCATCATCTCCAGCCACGGTTGGTTTATTGAAGTTATAGTTTGTTGTTGTTGCTGGCATTTAAGCTGCCTCCGTCCATGTTTCATCAGTTTTAGTTACAGTAGTCCATATTTCACTTGTAGGCGTTATGTCCGTCCATGTTTCAGTATCAGGCTCTACGTCCTTCCACTTATAATCCATTGCACAAGTAATAACACACTCTGGTGATATTGTCACACTGATTGGATTAATTTTATATATATCAACTGCTGTAGAAGATGTTGATGTAATTACACACGATGCATCTAGAAGACTGTTGCCACCTATCGTAACAGTAGAAGTAACCGATATATTAACAGCTATATTTTTGAGTGTATTTAAATTTACGGTAACAGAAGAAGTAGAGCTTACAGTTGAAGCAATATTTTTAATAACTTGCGCTGCAACGGTTACGCTTGAAGTTGCATTAATGGCTACACTAACGTCAACAAACGGAGATGCAGCATCATCTGCTAATGGCCCAGCGGCTAATGGTGCAAAACCTAACATATTAAACCCTAATCAGTTACTAAATCCCATGAAGTTGTACTTTCATTCCATACATATCTGTTGCCATCAGTTGGCATAGTTACAGGAGCTTGCCACTGACAAGTTTCCTCAATTAACGTCCAACTAGCAAATGGCTTTGGTGGAATAAAAGCATTTCTACCACTGTCATACGTAAACCCAACACCAGCAAAGTTTTTTCGCATAGTTCCGTTATAACTTGTTTGCATCCATGTACCGCCAAATAAACTTTGACAAAATGCAACACCAAGACTTTCTTGCTCGTTATTACCACCGTCCAGTAGCTCATTATTGTTAACAGCAATCACACGCTGCACTATGTTATCTACGCCTAATTCAGCAAAATGCGCCATAGTTATCTCCTTTTAAAAAGTAATACTTCCAGATCCTGTAAATTTATATACATTATATGAACCGTCAGTGCTAGTTGTTGGTGAGCCAGTTGTTCCTGTTGCTGTAGTGAGCGTACGGATAATTACAACACCAGAACCACCAGGGCCAGGAGTTCCAGAGGCATAGTTGTTACCACCACCGCCGCCGCCAAGATTTGTACCGCCTGTACCGCCTGTGTTACTTTGGTTAGCGCCGTCTCCGCCACCTCCAGTTCCTCCAGTTCCTGGAGTTGCAGTTGTATAAGCACCTCCACCACCACCGCCAGCGTAAGTTACAGAACTTCCTGTAATACTGTTGGCAAGACCATTACCTCCGTTACCTCCACCAGCATCTCCATCTGCACCAGCAGCACCAGCACCACCACCGCCAGCAGCCGTTAAGGAAGTTCCACCGTAAGACGCACCACGATCACCACCATCGTTACCTTGACCAGAGGTTGCTGATCCCCCAGAGCCATTGCTTGGCCCATTACCTGCACCACCACCTGATCCACCATCGCGCCCAGGCACTGCACCATAAGTTCCGCCGCCGCCTCCACCTACTGCGGTTTGACTGTTAAAAGTGCTATCTGTGCCATCACTTCCTTTGGCATCTAAACTTGCACCAGCAGCACCAGCAGCGCCAACTGTAACGGTATATGTACCAGGTGCTAAAGTTTGTGTGGTTTGATAAATTAAACCGCCAGCGCCACCACCACCACTTTGACCATTACCAGCGCCGCCTCCGCCAGCAACAATAAGATAATCAGCTAGTGTTGGCATATTAGGCCAATCAGTTCCAAGTTGCGCCCTACGCTGTTGTTGCAGTGTCCAAATGCCATCAGCACCACTTGATGAAGGAAATTGCGCCATTAGAAAGTTATGCTCCCTGAGCCAGTGAATACGTAGCGTCTGTATCCGCCAGAAGTTGTAATTGTTGGAGAACCTGTTGTAGACAATGCTGCATCAAATGTATCTGCATATCTTAGCACCAAAATGCCAGAACCTCCTGACTGTGCAATTCCGTCATTAACAGGCCCACCGCCGCCGCCTCCAGTGTTTGCTGTGCCAGATGTTGCACCTGTTCCACTGTTAACTCCGTCTTTGGTGTCACCAGTTCCACCACCACCAAGGCCACCAGCGCCGCCAGTTTTTCCATCAGGCCCACCATAATCAGCGCCGCCGCCACCACCACCAGCATAGTATTGATTTGACCCCGTAGCGTAATCGTTTTGTACACCTACACCACCAACGCCTCCTGTGTCTTCGTCTGGCCTAGTTCTTCCTGACCCAGCATGTTCACCAGCAGCGCCAGCGCCGCCACCGCCTGATCCACCTACGTTTGCATCAGTTCCAGTTCCACCACCATTTGCATAACCAGTTCCTCCATAAGTAGTACCAGCATCAGCAGAACCACCGTTTTCTACATTATAACCACCGCCACCACCAGAGCCACCATTAGCCCCGACACCGTAAGCCGCTCCTCCTCCGCCACCTTTTGCAACAATAGTTGTACTTTGCCACGTAGTATTACCACCTGTTGCACCTTGTTGAGTAACACCACTTACATGAGTTGTTCCAGCGCCGCCAGCGCCCACTGCTATGGAATATGAAGTTCCACCACTTACAGCGCAACCAGTTTTAACAATCATGGCACCAGCACCACCACCGCCACAAGGCGCAAAAGCGGTATTATAATTACCGCAAGTTCCACCGCCTCCAGCAACTAAAAGCATATCAACAGACGTTGGTGGATTTGCACCAAGAGGCCAAGTGCCTCCAGCCTTTGCATTATAATTGTCTTTAAGTGACCAAACGTCTGACGCTGCGGATGTACTAGGATATGGCATTAGAAGGTAATACTCCCTGATCCAGTAAACGTATAAATGTTAAAACCACCAGATGTTGTTAAAGTTGGTGATCCACTTGTTGCAGATGCAGTTGCTGAAGTTTTAAGAATTACAACCCCAGAACCGCCAGATGCACCAGTATTACTATCACCACCGCCACCTCCCCCAGAGCCAGTATTTACTGTACCAACTCCAGAAGTCCCAGAGCTTCCTGACGTTCCATTACCACCGCCACCTGATCCACCAGTCCCTGCACTGCTACTTTCTGTTCCAGCACCTCCGCCTCCAGCACGAGTTACAACTGTACCAGTTATTCCGCTAGATAAACCATCTCCGCCATTACCACTTGCAGAAGCATCAACGCCAACTGCTCCAGCGCCTCCGCCGCCTCCACCACGAAACGGAGAGCTTCCTATTCCAGAACCACCAGCGTAACCCTGATTAGCTGTACCAGTACCACCAGCGTTACTTCCTTCAGCAGAACCACCGCCACCTGATCCACCGCTAGCTCCAGCTTCACTAGAGTTTCCGCCACCTTCTCCGCCACCTATAGACGTAACTGTTGCAAAAACACTATTACTACCAGCACTATCTCGCGATCCGCCACCACCTATTGTAACCGTGTAAGCAGTACCAGCAGTTGCCGCAAAAATACTTTCAGCAGTGCTATTTGCACCACTATTTTCACTGTATGTAGTGATGGTATTGCCCATCGCATTACCATGTACTGTGCAATAATATCTTAATGAAGATGGCGCGTTTGATGGAACTGCAAAGGTAACAGTTGCACCTGAAGATCCAGCAGTGCCACTTGACGTTACACCTGTGGTATACGAACCACCAGAACTGTCTTTAAAAGCTAATGGGTGACCAGAATTGCTACTATCACTTAAATCAAAAATGTATGTATTTCCACGAATTAAAGTAAGTGTTGGGTTATTACTACCGTCAAGCAGATATATATTTGTGCCACTTACATTAGCAACCGTCACCGCGTAAGTTGTGCTGCTTGGTACTACACTAGCAGAACGCCTATAACCTCCAGCACCTCCGCCTCCGCCAGCCACACTAGAATTATTATTACCGCCGCCTCCGCCGCCAGCAATTACTAAATACTCAACATTTATTGCAACACTAGGCCAATTACTACCTCGTACTGCATCACGCTGTTGTTTTAGTGACCATATGCCATAAGCAGATGAAGTTGTAGGAAATGACATTATTGCCTCAGTTAGCTAATTTCTTCGTAACTACACACCGCTTCTAAATCTGACGTAGCATTTGCTGTTAATCGTAATGTATCGCCCTCTTCTAAATAAAGTGCTTTTGAAATTACGTCTAACGTAGCATCGGCTGGTACTACTATTGTTTTACCAATATGATATGCTGTAGAAGACCTATAAATATCTACATTTATTTCTGCGTTATTTGTTCCATCTACATTTGAAACATACAGAGCATTTACCTTAAATACTTTATTACTTGATGCCGCATTTGTAACAATTGCAGTTGCAGATGTTCCGACAGCTTGCACCGCCGTTTTACCTGTGATTGTTGCGACATTTACTATATTTGGTGCAGCCATATCTTAGCCTCCTTTATCCAAAAACAATAGCCATTGCTATGGCTTTACCAGTTGATGCTTTAGTGTTTACAGTTGTTTCCGTTGCCATTGGAACACCACCAGCAGTTGAGCCGTCATGCACAACGACAACATCCTTATCAGTATCTACTGTGACCTCTCCAGCCGCACCAGTAAAAGAACTATGTTGGCTTGTAGTACCACGCCTAAATTGTACTTGTTTTGACATTACGCAATACTCCCATAATCGTCTATAGAATTAACTGTTCCTGTAATTAGTCCATAATCTTCATCTAAAAACAAATCTGCTGCCGTGGCAGTTATCATTACTTTTGCAGACCCAGATAAATTAATTGCATTATCAGAATTATTACTTTCACTTACAACTCTTGTTAATGTCGTTCCGCTTGCAGTGAATACGCCGCTACCAATTTCAAAATTATTGCCATCTTCTATTAAATAGCGCACTGTATTTCCGTCTGAAACACCACCGTTAGCAAATGTTTGATAGCCGTCTTCTGCTGCACCAAGAGTGATTGGACTACTTGTTCCTGTTGCAGCAGTTGCCACTTTTACCCTATTTGCTAAAACAACCATAATTAATCCAAGTTTACGTCAAATTCACCAGTTGCCAACCTGAGAATATCACCAGTTGTAACGGCTTTACTTGTTGTTAAAGAACCATATGCTATCATATTGCCTGACGTTGATGCATCAAAAATTGCTGCATGGGTAATTGTTCCCCACGAACCAGTCGCAGCATCAAAGTCAATTGAACCTGAGTTAGAAGCATTATTTCCACTTACCGTAAAAGAAATTGTTTTTCTTGCGTAACCATTACCACTTATTTCTGTTCCAGCACCACCCTCTCCTGGGTTATCTGTAAATAAACCGATATACCAGGCGGTAGGCCTAGTCACACTAGTAGCAGTAAATAAATATGTTAAAACATGGGTTTCAAAAGCGTTTACTAAAGACATTTAATTTTTCCTAATATGTGTTTACTTGCAATCTAAGACCTGTACCACCAAATTTTGCTTTGTCATTTGCATTGTTTATACCATCTGTTGCGTTTTGATACAACGCTGCCCATGTCCCTAGTCTAGCATCGTCTACTAAATACGGCGCAGACTGAGATAAAGAACCATACAAATATAAGTCAGGAAAATAAGTTAAAGCCCAATTTGTTGTATTACTATCACTTAATGCTGGTGTGCGAGAATAATAATAAAGCTCACCAGTATAAGCATCATCTGGCGTCGGCCAAACTTCTATTTGACCTGCTATAATAGCATAAAATTGAGGTTTACCTTTCGTGTCATTGTTATTTTCACGACGTATTTGAAGCGCAAGTGGCGTAAGCAATTCTATTGGCCCTTGGTCTACTGATAAATGAAACCTAACAGCTTCTAAAAAATCAGATGGTAAAGTAGTATATCTAGCATCTAAAGACGCTGTAGCTCTTTGCTCCATACGCCAATGACGCACATTACGGTTAATATCCGCTTCCGTTAATGAAATAAAATCAGGAATAACAGCAGTTAAATCATCGCGGTTAAGCCAATTAGCTACGGCTGTTTTAAGCTCTGCGTAAGTTGTTATTGCCATTATTAGCTCCTAGTAAATTCCTGGTGCGTTAGCTTTTCTAGCACTATCTATCATACTTGCACTAATTCTGCCACCTGAAAGAAGTTCATCTGCATATCTCAATGCTGCACCACGACCAAATCTTTTTTCTATTTCTACAAATGTATCAGCTATTTCTACTGCACGATCATCCATAAATTGTTTAGATGCTTCTGGTGACATCTCGTATTGTTTATAATCAGGAGAAGTAGGAACTAACAAACCGCCAGTGCCTTTTGCACGTTGTTTTTCTGCTTTATCTACAAACAATAAATTAGCTGGCACACCGCCACCGCCTTGGTCTAAAGTATATGAAGGCCCAACTTTTTCTACATATGTGTCATAAGTTCTATGAATATCATCTGTCGTATCCATTAACCCTTTATCATAATCTGGAAAAAATCCACGATACCCTGCACTTAAAAAGTCTCTACCAATTAAATCTGGATTAGCCAACGCAACTCTAATTTGACCGATGTTAGGCACACCAGCTTTTTGTAATGCATCCTTATCTAAGCCTTTTATAAATGCTGCACGATCTGATCCTGTTGGAATACTCGCAATATATTCTGCCATGTAATTTGGATCTTCTACAGACTTAAAATTTTCAAACGGATAGACTGTAAAACTTTTAGTTTTAGGATTACCACTAGCATTTATTATTTCGTTACCGTTACTGTCTAATACCTTTTCCGTTTTTGATACACCAATTTTTCTAATCTTTTCGTTTATCATTGGTATTTTGTCACGGAGTATTGGATTACTATTACTTGTCATAGCAGCCCTAAAAGCCTCACCAACAGCTTCACCTGTATGCTTTGCAAAATCACCTGACTTTTCAGCCATATTTAAAAAAGTAAAAAACGCATCGTCACTGCTTGCAGCTTCTTGCAATTGCGCTGACATTGCAGACCTTGCAGATGCATAACCGTAAATATCCATAAATTCCGCACCAGCTTGAACGTCTACTGGATTTTCCAAACGTAAATCCCCTATTTGCGTAACTGTTTTTCTAGCTGTCGGATCACCCACTAATCCCATAATAGTTTTACCAGCTAAATCATTGTAAGTTATTGGCACTGGCGGTGTCATTTCTGTTGACAATAAACCTCTACTATAATGGTCATCTATAATACTAGATCGTTGCGCTTTCATATTAGAAAAATTTGCGCCTTTACCTTCAAAATTTTGACCTGTAATTTCTCTAGATGATGGCTCGTTGCCCATATTTTTTCGCAAGTCAGAACCAATCATTTCATATGCGCCACCCAGACCACTGCCCATAACAGGAACTTCACCAGGTTGCGTAAATCTTTCTACTAAATCATCTGTAATTGCTTTTTGCGCTGGTGAGCCACCTAACAGCCCTTCCATAACGCCCTGAACAGGTGTGAGATAGCCTCTAGCAGCCAATGCAGCAGGGGTAAGAGCAAATGCCATCTCCATACCCATATCTAACGCAGCACGTTTCCTAGCCTCTGCTGTTTGCTCTGGGTCAAACACAACGCCACTTGCCGCCATGCTATCTGACATACCTTGTATTGGATTTACTTGTGCTGCAAATTCTGCTGCTGGACGTAAGTTTGGCGGTGTTAAATACTCTAATAAACCACCGACTGCATCATCTAATGCTCTGCGCCTTTTCTGCCCAGCTTCCCTTGTAAAGAAATCAAAAATACTTTCAGCCACTAAAATATACTCTTTAGAAAATCAAACAAACCTCTTGCTGCACCTTCTCTACGCAATCTATTTACCGACATACCTTGCACACCAGCGTTGCCTAGAGACCTTAAAGAAGTACCATAATCACCTTCTTTAAACGCTAATTTTGCGTCATTCATGTCATTGGTAACATTGTTGTAAGCTAATTGTGGATTAAACATCGCACCCATTTGACCTATTCCTACACCAGCGCGTGGGCCGTATTGCCCTATTGCTTCAGTAATCATTGGCCTATCAGATAATCTATTTGCGTTTTCTATGCTGTCTATTGCCCTACGGATTGTTTCATCACTGTAAAGAAAACCTTCCTGGTCACTTTCATTACTTTTAAATGCGTTTTCCACATCGCCTGTTAGGTCTGCATAATGGTTTCTTAGCTCAAAAGTATCCATTACCACTTAACCCTGTTAGCCCAATATGCTGCTGACATTTTGCCTTTAGCTATATTACTGGCGTGTCTTTTTTTAAAGCTTCTTGATCTTGCTGTATCACCTTTGTCACCTGATACACCCTGTTGACCAAATCGTATTGTTTTCACCTTGTCACCTTCTTTTGCCACAACAACGTGTGATTTGGTTTTATGCTTGGGAGTACGTTTTGGTTTATTAAAACCCTCTACACCAACACGTTTTAATCTAGGGTCTTTTTCTTTTGGCATTATTACAATTCAATTGCAGAAACTATTTTAGTATATTCTTGATCAATTAATGCTCGTCTTTCTTCAGGTGGCATCGTCGCAAAACCTTCTGGTGATAGTCTTTTAACAACAGTATCTGTTGCAATCTCATATAAAAAATCTTGTCCAGTTGTGGTTTTTGCTGTGTTACTAATTGAGGGAGCTACAGCTTTAGGATATGCTTCTCCATAACCCATTGCTGAAGATGAAGGGTTGTCGTTTCTTGCAAACATAGAGTTTCCCATAGGATCATTAATTTGCATCATCCTTTCCGCATCATAAGTTGATGTAGGCATCACTTTAGCTTTTGGCTTCATTGTTATTTCCATAGGTGCGCCATAACCAACCTTCTCACCCATATCACGACCAGCTACTGCATTTGCAAGGTTTGCTAAGAAACTAATTAGACCACCACCCTCATAACGCCCACCACGCGCCATAGGGCCGCCACCGTCAAACATATCATTCATATCACGGTATTTGCCCATACTAGAGCCAGAAAGCAATCCTTGACGCCCTAGCCTACCAAAGCCACTGGACTGCCTGTATTGCTCTCCTCGCGCACCACCTAATGTTTCTGCTGTTCTATCATAGTAATTTTGGTCACGGTCTTTTAAACCAAGACCCATAGACAAATCATCAAGCAAGCCCATTACTTTTTCTTACCGCCTTTTTTCTTGCCACCTTTTTTCATACCGCCTTTATGTCCATATCCTGGCATTATTTCTTTCCCTTCTTTTTTGGTTTCTTTGCTGTCTTTTCAGCTTGTTTAAAAGCTTTATCAGTAGGCGCACCTTTAGCACCCTTTTTACGCATTTTCTCGCCACTACCAGCTTTAATACGCGCCTTTTTATCTGCTATGTTGGAATAAAGTCCACGCTTTGCCATTATCCACCCCAGAATGTAGCGGTTACAATTCTAGCGCCTGTAGCAATAACACTAATGTTATCTGCTGGTGTAACGATTATATTAGTTCCATTTGGATCACCAACGCGAGATGCAGAGCCATTACTTATATCTGCTGCTGGTTTAGCGGCTGCTGCTCTAGTGTTAAAGTAAAACTCTCCATCTGCTGTAAGAGTACAAAACTTTGCACCAGCAGGTACTGCAATATTTTCTGCTGTATCTGCTGCTAATACTCTGGCATCAACATAATCTGTTTCTGGTAGGAAGTTATCGCTAATTTGTCCATAAGCGTCAGTAGGTTGTACAAAAGGTAACATAAGGTTCTCCGCAAGTTTTGATGCACCTTATCACACTAAGCTATTCCACGCAAATTTCTTTTTATGGGCTCACCCCATTCTTGCACTTCCTTACGTCCAACAGACATATATCTAAAGCTATCGGCTGCATGTGAAGTCCAATCATGCAATGGTCTACCACGCCATGATTTGTTTTTTTCGTCAAATTCTCTGCGATATTGCCGTAATGCTTCTATACCACGCCCACACTTTTCTTCATCAAACCAACAGCGATTAAGCATAGAACGTGCTGACTGTATCCCATCGTCTATAGATAGTTTAGGAGCTATGGAAATATTGTTAACGCCTAAAGCGTCTAATGTTTCTAATCTGCTTTTACCCGTACCAAGCTCTTTAACTTTCACATCATGCGGTAATATATGCTCTTTGTAGTGATAACCCTTTTCATCTAGCACCTTTGCGTAGTGGTCTAAACCAACACCTGACATTTCATAAAAGTCTATTATTCTTACTTCTTGCCCTACAAATTGCGCAAACCATAATGACGTACTATCACCTATTCCTAAGTCCCAAGAGACTGTTACACCAACACTAGGATCGTATGGCACTTTTGTAATACGTTTATCCTGGGTAGCTGTTTTCATCTCCATTGCGTAATATGCGCCCTGAATAGCAGCCTCAAAACTACATTCAAACTCTTGTTCGTAGCGATCTTCGCCCATTGCTGCTTTAGCTTCTTTTAACTCAGCCTTGTCTAATATGTCTGTGTCAGAAGCTTTGAACATTTTACACCACCAATCTTTGTGGCTCTTGGCGTACTCGTACATCTCCCAAAATTCATTCTTGCCTTTAGGCGTACCAATAATAGTTATCTTACCCTTACGGTCTACTGTAGCTGGCCTAATAACTGTAGGATAGGCTGATGCAGGGAAGTCAGCAAA